GGCCACGTCACACTTGACGATCGTGCCCAGCGGCGCCGTCCACGTGAACGACCCCGGCGCCGTGAACGTGAACACCTGCGTGACCTGCTGCTGCGCCACCACGTTCGACGTCTGCACCTCGGCCAGCGGCACCCCGGACCCCGCCGCCGCCGCACCCGACCCGTCACCCTGCGACACCACCTGCAGCGGCGCCGCGCCCTGCCCCGCCTGATCCGCCGCCTGCACCGCCGACGCCTGATCACCCAGCGACCACAACGCCGCCGGCCCATCGGCCAGCATCTCCTGCTGCGTCCACGACAGCAGCTCCGGCTGCCGCGCCAGCCACGCCAGGATGTCAGCCGCCTGCACCTGCTCCAGCGACACAGCCGCCTGCGGGCCCTCCCACGCCGTCGGCAGCTCCGACACCAGCCCGTCGAACCGGGTATGCAGCACCCCGGCCTCATCCGGCACGTTCACCTGGATGCGGCGGCCGATCTTCACGTTAGGCGCATACGGGCTCGCGCTACGGCCCGCGGTGAACCGGCCGTCGCTGTTGTCCAGGGTGAGGGTGAGGCGGCCCGCGATGATCTGGGAGATGTTGTCCTGGCGGCCCCGCTGCAGCGAGATGCCGCCCTCGTACCGGACGTAATCCGACACGTCGGTCCACTGCGGCGCGGCGGCGAACGGCTCGGACGCCCACGCGATCAGCACCTGCGCCCGCCCCGGGTACGACGGGATCAGCTGCGGGCGGCGCTGCAGCCACGGCTGCCACGGCGCCGCGGGCGGCGGCGGCTGCTGCATGGCCTACCCCAGCCCCAGCGCCGCGCCGCCGCCGTGCCGCTTGTACTCCTTCAGCACCTTGACGATCTGCAGGCCGACCGCCTGCGCGTCCGTCACCACCCCGTGGACGTCCAGGTGGACGTGCACCTCTTCCGCCTTCAGGTGCGCCAGGTGCGCCAGGTGCTCCTCGTGTTCGACGTGGAGGTGGTGCAGGTGCTCCAGGTGGTCGGCGTGGGCGTCGGGGCGCGCGGCGGCGGCCAGCCGCGCGGCCGCGGCCACGACGCCGGCCAGCCCGGCATTCATCCCCGCCGCCAGCATCTCCGCGACCTTCCGCCCCGCCAGGTCCGGGCTGCCGGCCCCGGACAGCGGGCCTTCCCGGGCCGGGGAGAACGGCAGGAACGACCGGATCTTGGATACGACCCCGCCGATCGCTGACGCGACCGCGCCGATCATCGACTCGATCCCGTGGACCAGGCCCATGATGATGTTCCGGCCCGCCTGTACCAGCCAGCTGCCCGCGTCGGCGAAGAACCCCTTGATCTTGCCGGGGATCGCCCCGATGACAGCGATCGCAGTGGCCCACGACGCGGAGATCCCGGCAGCCATCCCCTTGAACGCGGCGACCACGTCGGACGCCGCGTGCTTGGCCGCGGACGACATCTGATCCCAGTTCGACATCAGCCGGGCGACCACGGCGGCGGTGCCGCTGATGATGGCCGCGACCGTGTTGAACGCGATCCCGATCGACTTCGCCACATCGGCCGCGTTCATCGTGGTCAGGAGCTTCCCGAACGCGACGGCGACCTTGCCGACGCCTTCCCCGATCGCGGTCACCGACGGGCCGACCAGGCTGGTGAACTGCTTCAGCCAGTCGGCGAACCCCTTGGACTGGACGAACCTGTCGGCCTGTTTCAGGAGCGGGTCCAGCGCTTTGGCGAACGCGGTGGCCAGCGGCACGGCCGCGGGCAGCAGGTGGGTGAGGATACTGATCCCGTCACCGAGGATCTTGAAGACCTGCGGCTGGAACGCCGTGGTCAGCTTGACGAACGCATCGTGGAGTTTCAGCGCCCCGGCCGCGGCCGGGCCCGCGTCCGCGCCCATCTGCCTGTAGATAGCCTGGTACCTGAGCTGCGCATTCTGCGCCGCCTGCAAGTTGGCTTTGGTCGGGTCGAGCTGCGCCTTCTGCTGCGCGAACCCGGCAGCCTGGTTCGCGGCGCCCAGCGCCTTGATGTCCCCCATCAGGTTGTTGATCGCCGGGTGGGCCAGCACGTAGAACGCCCCGGCCCCGGCGCCGGCCGCGGCGAACCCTGACACGATCCCGGTGAGCTCCACCAGGAGCGCCTCGGCCGCGGGCACCGCCGCGGCCAGGCCGGCGAGTATTCCCGGTGACAGGCCCGCCAGGGTGCCGGGCCCGGCGCCGGTGCCGCCCGGGCCGAGGCCGAAGAACGACCCGCCGATCCGGTTGAGCAGGCTGCCGCGGACCCGGTCCTCCTCGGCCTTGACCGCCTGCAGCTCGCCGATCGCCCGGCCCGCGCCGTCGACCCGCACCTTGATCTCGACGTCCTTGAACCCGAGCCGCTCAGCCTTCGCCTTGATCGCGTCAAGCTGCGCCTTGCCGTCCGCGTCGTCCAGACGGAACCGCATTTTTATGGCGTTGCCGTCCAGCTCTTTCGCCTTCGCGTTGAGCTCATCGAGCTTGGCCTGCGCGTCCCCGGCGTTCGCGAGGATCCGCATCTCGACCGTCTTGACCAGTGCCACGGATCACCCCCGGTCCGGCTGCTGCATGGCGGCGTTGTAACGGTCGACCGCGTCGATGAGCCGCCCGAAATCCAGCAGCCCCATCGCCAGCGCGACCGGCGGCGGGCACGCGCACAGCCGGGCCAGCGCGAACGTGTACTGCGCCCGCAGCCCGGTGACCGGCCCATCCCACACACGGGTCACCCACGCAGGAACCCGGTCACCGCCCCGCCGGCGGCCCGGGACGTCACCGGTCACCCACCCGGTGCCAGCGTAGGGTCCGGCTCATCCGGCTCCGCTTCCGCGGCGCCCACCAGCGCCTCAAGCTCAGCTTTCTCCGCGGCCACCAGGGCCTCATTCAAAGCCAGCGGCAGCAGCGCAGGGTCACGCCGGCCGATCGGGCCCGGGTCTTCCCCGGCATGACGGCGGATCGCCCACCACGCCGCCTGCAGCGCCTTCGTGTTCGCCGCCGACAGCTGATTCGACCAGTCACCCAGCCCCTTCGCCCCGGTGAACTTCTCGATCTCCTCGCACTCGGCGACGGTCAGCCGGGTGAAATCAAAATCGTAGACGGTCCCCTGGTAGTCGATCTTCACTCGCGGTGTGCCTTCCTGCTAGCGGTACCCGGCCTTGATAGCCCAGTCGTCGATGATCTGCGCGAACTTCTCCAGTGCCTGGTTAGCCCGCTGGTCAGCGGCCGGGGCGAGGAACGGCCGGTGCTGGTTCGTCACCCACGGCGCATCCGGGCGGCGGGTGCCGCGGCCGCCGAACACGGGATGCCTAACGCCCGGGACCTCGTTCGGGTAGGCGGGCGGCGCGCCGGACCGGATGAACACCTCCGGGTAGCTGCCGGAGGTCCGCAGGGACGGGGGGATCCGCGCCGACCAGCCGGCCGCGTTCGCCTTCGCCGCCTCCGCGATCACCTTCGCGGCCTCGAGCAGCCGGTCAGGCACCGGAACAAATCCGGCTATTCAAATTGCCGACGATTCCTTTGAGACCAGCTTCACCTGGATGACCGGGTTCGTGCCCGACCCGTCGTCATACGCCTGGAAGCCGACCTGCTGCGGGATCACGTCCGGGCCGCCGATCGTCGCCGCCGCCGTCTTGAACTTCACCGCCGGGAAGATGAACGACAGCCGGTACGGGTTCGGGCCGGCCGCCACCCCGTTCGCGTCGTTCCCCGCCGAGTCGAACTTGGTGAAATCGACCTGCATCGCGGTCGTGCCCGCCGACTTGAACACGTCATAGAACTCGGTGCGGGAGAAGAACTCGGTGGACAGGGTGCCGGTGATCGTCGGGATCGCGTTCTCGATCGGCTCGCCCTTCAGCCCGGCGTTCCCCAGCCCGAACCGGTCCACCTTCATCGGCGTGTTCCCCGTGATCGTGATGCCGTTGACCCGCGACGCGATCGACACGCCGCTCGCGATCGACGTCTCGCCAGACGTGGTCGACGCGGTCCCGCCCAGCGTCATCACCGACGCGTCACTGAACGCGAACAGGCCGTTCGGGGTCGGGTAGGACGCGGCGGCCAGCGCCACCGAGGTCAGCTCGGTCTGCCCGTCACAGGTGACCTTCAGCTCGGCGATCTTATTGTCGCTGCAGCTGAAATCCCACTGGGTGACCTTGACGCCCAGGTAGGAGAACGGCTGCACCGTGATGCCGGAGATCTGCGGCCGGCCGACCTGCACCGTGGCGTACAGGCCGGCCTTGGACCCGTTGGTGTGGTTCTGCTTGTACGCAGTCCCTAGTACCAGCGTCGGCGTCGTCACCGACGAGCCGAGGGCGTGCTTCCACCAGAACCCCATCGAGTCGGCGACCGCGTTGGACGCCGACCCGATCGTGTGCTCCATCACGATGTCGCCCTTGACGTCGAACCGGGACTGCACCGTCCGCGCCGACCGGTTGTACGCCTGCCCGGCCTTCAGGCCCATCCCGTCCAGCCAGTTCGGGGTGAAGGTCAGCGTCTCCGACAGGAACTCGTAAAAGTGGGTGACGGCGGTACCCGAGTCGCCGTAGGACGGGGCGGTGACAGTGCCGACCTGCCCCGACAGGCCAGACGCGTAGGTAGGCACCGGTTACATCCTCTCTGCCAGGCTGGCGGCCGGCGGGTCGGCGGGTTCCCATTTCGGCGGCGGCCACACGATCGGCGACACCCCGTCGGGCTGGAAGTCGGGGACCTCGACCTGTTCGCCGTCCTCGACGACCCGGCCGAGGATGGGCACGTCGAGCGGGCCGCCGGAGATGTTGGTGACCAGTGACATGCGCGCTCCCGTACTGTGATTGTGTGACCGTCTGATGTAAACCGCGCGGGGTGGTTGCGCGTCTTATTGCCGCCGCACGCGCACCGGGAGGGGAACCGTGTCATACCAGCAGCAGCCGTACGCCGGGCCGCAGCCGCCTCAGCAGGCACCCCAGAGCGAGCCGCGGCGCAGGCGCCGCGTGTTCCCGTGGGTGTTCCTGGCCGTCCAGGCCCTGTTCCTGATCTGGGTGATCACGGCCGCGGCCAGCGGCGGCAGCATTCATTCCGACGCGGTGGCGTACTGCCACGCCCACCCGGACCAGTTTCTGCCGTTCAGCGAGTGCGTCAGCAGCTACGGCGGCGGCGCGAAGGCCGGGACGGCGATCGGCGCCGGGCTGATCATCATGTTCTGGGCTGTCGTGGACGTGATCCTGGGTGTCAGTTACGGGGTGTGGCGGCTGGCGCGCCGCTAGCCGCCGATCCGCGCCTTGAATACCAGGTCGAACGCCAGCCGGGCGACCGCGCCCTGCTGGGTGTTGTTCTGCAGCAGCTGCAGCGCCGTGATCCCCGGGTCGGCGAACAGGGCATTCCCCCCGAACTGGGTGCTGTCGGACTGCATCAGCTGCTCCACCGCCGCGACGATCCCCGTGACCGATGTGCGGACCGTCTTCAGGTCGTCGGTGCCGGCCCACGCCTCCGCGCAGCAGTGGATCGTGATCATCTCGTCGCGGCCCAGCCGGCCCAGCGCCGCCCACGTCTGCGACGAGGCCGCGGCCGCCTCGACGCCGGGATTGTCGGGGTCGGCCAGGCCGACGAACAGTTTCAGGTGCGCGTCCAGCCCGGTCGTCGCCGGCCCGTCGAACACCGTGACCGTGGCCGGCGCGGGCGCGGCGCCGAGCGTCGCCGCGGCCGTGAACAGGCCGGTGAGGTAGTCGATCAGCGGGCCGATGCGGCTGGTGGTGGTCATGCGGTAAACACCTCACTGCCCGCCGCCGCCGCGATACGGGGCACCAGTTGCGCGCCCGTTCCGCGCCCCAGGATGAACGACACAACAGGCAGATCCCCGCGTATCCCTCCTGGTCGCAGGAAGGCGGGACAGATTACCGTGAGAGCATCAGCACCCCGGAGGACGCCGCCGAGCCATGCACGCGGCAGGCCCGGCACCAATGCCAGCCCGTCGGCGTGGGCGCGCCATTTGGCCAGCCAGGGCCGCAGGTTGCTGAACGGCGGGTTCATCCATACCAGCCCGTCCCACTGGCACGTTAGGCCATCTTCGGCCGCCGTGAGGTAACGACGTGCGGGACAAGTCCGCCATTCCGGATTGACCGGGGCAGCGACATCCATGTCGAACACCAGCCCGGCCGCGTCAAAGATCCACCGAGGCGTATACCAGTCGTCATTCGTCAGCGCCACATCGGCGCTGGCGACCTCGAACAGCACCGTCATAGGTATGCCTGGCTGATAAATGGTATTCCCCCCTGAGAACCATCCAGCAATTCAGCGGCCTGGTTCGGCACCGCGAACCCGAACCCGGGCAGTGTCACCATGTCGCCGGGCCCGCCCCCCATGATTGACGGCCGCACCGACGGGCCGTGCTGGGTTTCCCACAGGTTCTGCAGGATGATCCGCGCCGCCGTCCCGAACGCCGCCGGCACCTGCCCGCCCCACCCGGCCACGTAGGTGACGTTGACCTGCGGCAGCCACGTCCAGAACGGCCCGTAAAACGGCAGGCCCAGCTTCCGGCGGATCAGGCCCGCGTTGACGTCGAGGTCCAGGCCGGCGGAGATGTCGATGACGCCGCCAGCCGCGCCGGTGATCTGCGTGACCGACACCAGCGGCCGCTGCCGGACGGGGATGACCGTCTGGGCGTTCATCATCTCCGACCGCTCGCCGCTGATGGCCCGGTTGACCAGCGGCCCGCCGGTGTACCGCTCGAGGCACGACTGGATCGTCGCCACGTACGCGGCGATCTCCGTGTCGCTGGTGGTGGTGGCCTGCGGGATGTTCAGGGCGTCTTTGGCGTCTTGCAGGGGGAGGACGGCGATCTCCCCGAACGGGTCGAACACGTCAAACTCGCCGAAGGAGACGCCCGCGCCGCTGCCCGTGCTCGTCCACGTGTACTGGTAGTGCCCGGCGGCGGCCAGGTCGGTGACGGGGACGTCCTGGTGATAGGTGCCGGTGGAATCATTGGCCGGGCTGGAGTAGGTGCCAGTGGTCAGCCAGGTCCCGTCGGCCTGCGCCAGCCTGACCAGCAGCGTGAGCGTGGCGGGGTTGACCAGGGCGCCGGTGACGTCGGTGACGGTGGTGGAGAGGCGCACCGGCTGGTTCAGCGGGTAGCGTGCCACCAGGTTCCCCTCTCTACGGTGCCGTGGTGTCCGTGCCGCCGCTCGCGGCCGTGACGGCGGTCAGGATGGCCAGCGCGACGTCCGCGGCCGTCAGCGCCGATCCTGGCGCGGTGACGGCGGTCAGCAGGCCGACCGTGAACGGCGGCGGCGGCGCGGGCGGCGGGAAGTACAGCCGCTGCTGCGGGTACAGCCGGCGGTCCGCGTGGGTGGCGGCGAGCAGCGCCCGCCGCAGTCCCTCGGCCCAGGCGGCCAGGACCGGGTTGAACGGGATGTCCGGCGCGGCCGGGTACGCCCGCTGCTGCCCGGCCTGCCGCCGGTCATAGTGGGTGGCCGGGAGCAGGTACCGCATCGCCGTCCCGGCGCCGCCGAGGAGCTCGTTCTCCAGCAGCGCGGTGCCCAGCAGCAGCGGGTCGGAAATGTACGCGCGCTGCTGGGG